TTAACTGCTCTTGCGTTCTGGTTTTTCTGTTCTTTTTTCGGTTAAACCGAAATCTAAAGATAAAAAAATAAGTCTATCATATGGCACGCCATATACAGATTCAATTTTTCTTAAAATCGGGATATCTGGATATGATTTTCCTCTTTCATAATTTCCTAATGTGTCTGTACTTACTCCAATTTTTTGTGCTGCCTCTGATTGTTTTAACCCATTCAATTCTCTGGCAAGTTCTAATGATACTCTCATTTCACTTGAAACTCCCATCTTATTTCTTCCTTTCTTATTTTGTATCTGTATTATAATTTGGTTTAACCGAATTTTTTTCGGTTTATCTTGATTTTTTTCGTTTTTACCGTATAATCAAATCAAACAAGGAGGAACACCAAATGAGTAATCTGGGAAATAAGCAAATAATGGCTAATAATATAAGGTATTATATGAATATTCACTCTGTATCTCAAACAGAAATATGTAATACATTAGGATTTAAAATGCCAACTTTCTCTGACTGGGTTAATGCTAAAACTTACCCACGAATTGATAAAATAGAATTAATGGCCAATTATTTTGGCGTAACAAAAGCTGATTTAGTAGAAGACCATTCTTCTCGTTCTCATCTGACTCAATGTCAAACTAAAGATGAAGAAACCTTAGTTCTCTCTTATAGAGAATTAAATGATATTAACAAAAAAAAGTGTCGCATACACAAACAATCTCTTATCAACTCAACGTATGGAAGACGAACTCCGCACCGCTCACGCCCGCACTGATATAGAAGCAACTCCAGAAGGAATCCAAAGTGATTTAGATATTATGAATGATGATAGCTTATGGGATTAAGAAAGGAGAATTTTATTGTTTCAAATTATTTATGGTAAAAAGGCTATCAAATTTCTAAAGAAACAAGATAAGCCTACACAAAAATGTTTGATGACCGCCATCTCCAGATTACCATTAGAAGGTGATATAAAAAAGTTACAAGGAGCTTCTGGTTATCGCCTGCGTGTCGGTAATTTTCGAGTATTATTTGATGTAAATGGTGTTATCATTGATATTATTGATATTGGTAATCGTGGATAGATTTATAAAGGAGTGTGATTATATGTCTAATGTAAAAGAAAGAATCTTTGGTGCTGTTACTATCATGAGCGATGAAGATGCTGAGAAAGTCTGGAATTTAATTCAGGCAACATTTTTGCTTAACAATGTAGAAGAAGTTACTCCTGATCCAGATGAAATCGCTGCTCTTAATGCATATCATTCTGGTGACCCTGATTATCAGCCTGCAATGTCTCAGGAAGAAGTTTTAAAGGAACTAGGATTATAGCAAATCGCTACATGGGAAGGTGGTGTCTCACTTGACATATGAACAGCTTTTAGATGCTGCCGATCAGGAGGGTCTGGCAGTAAAAGAACAACCACTCTCTACTCATGATGGTCTGATTATTGGAAGTCACATAGCAATTTGAAAGTATATTACCTGCTTACAAATATGGTTGCAGGAACTTACATGAAATGGCAGAGCATCTCGATGTTACAGAAGAATTTTTAAAAGATGCACTGGATGCATATCTCTTAAAATATGGAAAATGTACTGTAGTAGATAATTACATGGTATTTTTTGAACCATTAGGAGTTGTAGATATGAATTATGGAATTGAATAAGCGATTAGAAAAACTAATAAAGGCACTCAAAATGAATCAAAAAGGACTGTTTCTCCTAAAACATGGGACGATATTGAAGAAGTTGAACCAAATGAAGTTGATTTAGCCATGTTAAAAGAAGTCGAAGAAAACTCCGATTGTCATGAATTTATTTCACAAGAAGAGGCTATGAAAGAATTAGGATTATAGTTTAAAATATTTAAATATCTTCATCAAAGCCAAGGGATAACCTTGGCTTCTTTTTTACGCTTAAATAAAAATGAGGACAATTCTCTATTTTTTAATATCTATATGCATTTTTTCGACATTTTTCCGCTTTTATTGTATAATTGAAAATGAAACATTTTAGTTTCAATTCATATGTTATTACGGAGGAAAGGTACCATGGGATTATCAGATATTTTTAATATCGGCAATATAAAGAAGGAGAATGAAGAACTAAAAGAAATGCTTACACCTGATATGAATGATGCCATTGATCTACAACATAAAATCAACGATTTTAATAAGTAACTTTCATCTCTTGAATCTGAACTCAATAAGAAAAAGCAGGAAATAGAAGCAAAATCTAAAGAATTAGATAAGATTTCAAAGGATATCATTACTTTTTCAGATGAAGTGCTAGTTCAGGAATATGGTCTTTATCAACCTCGATATAATTTTATGTCATCTGATGTTTATAAGGAACGCTTAACCACCATTCGAAATCAACAAAAACAAATGATAAAACAGGATATTGCTGCCTCTGGTAATACAGACTGGACGGTAAATAACAATAAAGCTAAAGGTCGTAAAATGGTTAATGACATGAAAAAATTATTACTACGAGCCTTTAACAGCGAATGCGATGAGACCATCGGAAAAGTAAAATATAATAATATAGAAACTTCCGTACGGAAAATCGTAAAAAGCGCCGAACAAATTCAAAAATTAGGAACCATCATGAGTGTATATATTAATCAATCCTATATAGATTTAAAAATAGTAGAATTATATCTGGCTTTTGAATACCAACAGAAAAAGCAACAGGAAAAAGAAGAACAACGTGAACTTCGTGCCCAGCAACGTGAAGAAGCAAAACTCAAAAAAGAAATTGAAGAAAAGCGAAAAAAAATTAAGAAAGAACAGACCCATTACCAGCAGGCACTTAAAAATCTTCTGTCCCAAATCAAAGAACATGGTGAGACCGAGGATTTGATCGCAAAAAAAGCGGAATTAGAAACTGAACTTTCCAATATTGATAAGTCCATAAAAGATATTGATTACAGAGAAGCAAACCAGAAAGCCGGATATGTATATGTTATTTCAAATGTAGGGTCTTTTGGTGAAAATATTTATAAAATAGGTATGACAAGAAGATTAGAACCGCAAGATAGAGTAGATAAGCTTGGAGATGCCTCTGTTCCGTTTAAATTCGATGTTCATGCCATGATATTCTCTGATAATGCTCCTGCTCTGGAGGCAGCTTTACATCGAGCTTTCGAAGACAGAAAGTTAAATATGGTTAATACCAGACGAGAATTTTTCTATGTAACACTCGATGAGATAAAGCAGGTTGTTAAGGAAAACTTTGATAAAACTGTGGAATTTATAGACTTCCCCGATGCTGAGCAATATAGGACATCTTTAAAGATGAGAGAACAATTGCTCGCATAATATTAAAAAAAGAGACCAGAGATGCCATATAATATCATCATTTATACTGTTCTCTTTTTATTTATAAAAATTTTATCTAACCAAATATCTGTTCAATACTTCTATAAGTTTATCCTTATATTTATACAAATCATTCAATGATTCGATGTAAAAACGAATAAATTTTTTATTTTCATCTGGAATCAATAATTGCTTTTTCCTTGTATCCAGATTAATTCTGCATATCTGCTTCCAACTATTATTCTTATAAAGTATCCCAAAATAACTCTCTGTGTCCTTATATTTGATATCTTCAATAGGCACAGTATCAGCTAACATACCACGAATAATATTAAAGGACTCAATTTCTGCCTCTGTTGTCACAATTTTAGATACTGGCTCTTCATTCCCCTGTTCTTCCGTATTTTCTGTTTCATCTTACATGGTATCAAAAACCTCATTTAATTTTTGATTTACGATATCATTTATAAAAGCTGAAAATGCTTTCCTAACCATAGGTTTGAATTTCTCAACCATATTTTTGTTTTTCTTACCAGTATATATGTCATTAAGTACAAATCGGACAAATTCATCTGATGGAGTATCAAACTCATCTTCGAAAACTTTTTTAATAAGAGTACTATATTTTAATTCTTCTGCAGCTTTGTATATATTAGATTTATCAAATGTCTCTTTTCTAAATTTCATTAATGCCTTTATTCCTGATTCATTTATATTTTCAAGATTCACCTCTACAAATGGTTCTAAATCCATGATATTATCTTTTTCAAGATCTGTATAGAATCTATAAACAATGCCATTTGTAAGTATTCCAAATTTAACTGGAGCTGCGGCAAAATATCTAAATAATTGACTTGCGTGCTTATCTAAATCTTCGTTACAGGATTTGCATTCTACAAATATGCATGGCTTTCCGTCTATAATAATCGCATAATCTACTTTTTCTCCCTTTTTAATGCCTACATCTGCTACATATTCTGGAAAAAATTCTGTAGGATTAAATACATCATACCCTAAAATCTGAAAAAATGGCATAATAAAAGAGGTTTTTGTTGCTTCCTCTGTAACTACTGAGTTTTTTAATGTCGATATTCTTTTTGACAACTGCTTAATTTGTTCATTGAAATCCATAATACTATTTTCTCCTAATTGTATAATTTTTTTATTATATAATATCAATTTTTATTCATAATTTATATTGACAAATCGTACAAAATATATATTCATCTAAACTAACTGGATACTTAATGATATTTTTCTGAAACCCAAAATGAATAATATGCTACAAACCAGGATATACTTGAATTATCTGACTCAATATGATATATTGAAGTCAGAAAAGAGTAAATGGTGATATCATTTATGCACCAAAAACCCCTCGGTACCGCTAATACCGAGGGGTTTTATTTGGGGCTTGGTTGCCGTTGTTCTTTACTTCTTCTTCCGGCCAAACCACTTGCTAAGTAACTTCATAATCATCTCAACAATGATTCCTGAAATAATACCAGCCAATACCGAAAAAAGAAAAGAGTATAATGATATCATTTGTGCACCTCCCTTCCGTCACCAGTATAGGGAGCGGCAACGATGGGATTATAACATAATTTTCTAAAAAAGTCTTAAAAAATTAATAAAATCTTAATTTCTTAAAATCTCAATTTGTGATATAATCAAAATATAAAAAAACAGTTGACATAATATAGATATTATAGTAGACTAATATAGTTTTTTTGCCAGTTAGTATATAATTGATAATATAGAGAAACAAGAGTCTAAGAACTCGTCAATGAGGCATTGCGACCTCGCACCTAAAAAGGATTACATTCAAAATGTAATCCTTTTTATTTTGTCCTTTTTTATGTTATAATGTCTTTAATTATAATATGGGAGGAAATTATATTGAATGATGTAAAATTAAAAGACTTATATATGGGGCTACCTGATGGAGAAGTTGAAGCTCGTGATAAAAGATTTCAAGAACTTTTCTTTGATCCCAACAATAAATATAATGAAATAATAAATAGCAATGAAAAATTTTTGATTATTGGAAGTAAGGGAACTGGAAAAACTTATCTTTCTAAATATATTGTAGAACAATCTCCTTCTAAACAGACCTGCATCATAGTTGATCCTAAAAATTTTTGGATATGTAAACTCATAAATATTGATGAGCAAGAATTAACAAATGATTATATTTCAGTATTGTGCAAATGGTTTTTACTATATGAAATTGCAAATTCATTATTAAATAAGCATCGTTGGCTTAAACATCTTCCCAGATGCAAGCTAAATAAGCTGAGAAAATTTATGCTTGAATACAATGATGACACATTTTATAAAATAGTATCTTTATCTACTACTAATAATCAAGAGATTACTGGAAATCTTTCTCACGGTATTTCTCACTCTGACAAGTTACAGACTTCGAATTTTCAACACTCTGCCGGAATTAAAACATCTGATGGGGTTTCTTATGAGAGTACCCGCAAGAGATTTTTTGATTTAATTGATTATTTTGAACAACTCGTTTTTGATTGTTTTCAAATAAACGACCATCTACTTATTATTTTAGACGATTTAGATGAATTAAAAAAGGAAGCTGGTGAACAAAGCGAAAATATTATATATAATTTGATAACCGCTGCCAAAAAATATAATTTTTATTTTAATTCTCGTGCCAAGAGTCTTAAAATAATCATGCTATTGCGCAGTGATATATTAAATAAAATGCAGGGAAATCATCCTAATCTAAATAAAATAAAAACCTCCTGTTCCATAGATTTATATTGGTTACTTGACTCTACTCATGATAAATGGGACCATCCTTTAATTAGTATGATTTTTCATAAAATAAGGGCTTCCTGCGAACCCTATAAAAATCGTTCAAACAAAGAACTATTTGAAATATTATTTCCTGAATCAATTGACAAGAAAAATCCTCTTGACTTCTTATTAGATCATAGTCTTGGGCGACCTCGTGACATTGTTACATTTCTAAACTGTGCAAAAAAAGAATTTCCGGAGAGAACGTGTTTTTCAGCTACAGTTTTAAAAGAGACTAGAAAAATTTATGCTACAAATTTTTATAATGAAATGCTCAATCAAGCTTCTTTTTACAAAAGTAGTGCTTATAGTACGCAATGTTTAAAATTAATAGCTGGAATTAAAAGACCATCTTTTTCTTATAGTGATATCCAAACTCTTTATGAAGAAAACCGAACTTCTTATAGCGAAATTGATAATCTTGATGATGCCCTACATTTTCTTTATGAATTAGGGGCCATAGGGAATGCGTGGAAATCAAAAAAAGGAAAACATCGTACCTGTTGGTATTATAAAATAGATGCTATAGATGAGGTTGATTTATCCCAAAATTTCACTATTCATTATGGTCTAAGGAAAAAATTTTCATTATAGCCTTTTAACATTTTTCAACATTTCCTTGCACATATGTTCTGCACGCTGTATAATGACCCTATAAACGGAAAAAATCCGGTACTTGCCATACCGGATTTCTAGTAACCTATCAACCAGGATGGCTGATAATCTTTACATCACTTAGATTATACCACGCATCCTGCATTTTGCATAGGGTGTATTTTTTATACCCTTTTTTCGAAAGGATGATTTTCATGGGAAAAGTTAGCACACGAAAACGCGGAAAAACCTGGCAGTATTATTTTCAATTGACCAGTGTGAATGGAACGAGAAAATGGAAAACCGGTAGCGGATACCGAACAAAGGCGGAGGCTCAGGCAGCCGGCACAAAAGCTTTGGCTGAATATAATAGCACTGGTATTGCTTTTAAGGTCTCGGAGCAATCTGTAGCTGACTATTTCGACTACTGGATGGAGCATTATGTAGAACAAGAACTTGCAGAGACAACTGTAAATACATACAAGAAAAGGATCCGTCTTTATATTAAACCTTATATTGGTTCTTACAAACTTAAAAATGTACAGGGAGAAACCTTACGAAACTTTCTGGCCGAGTTACACCGAACTGGTATGAGTAGAAATACTCTTACTTGTATTAAGGGAATGTTGACATCTGCATTTGGATATGCGACTGTACAGGCAAAGTTCATTTCTGTGGATCCGTCTTACAAACTGACACTTCCAAATAAAAGGAAAGATTCCGAGGTAGGCACAAGGAAAGAGAATCATATTTTTGTTGAAGAAGATATGTGGAATGCGATTATTGAACGCTTTCCAGAAGGCCATCCTTCCCACCTTGCTCTGATGCTTGGCTATTATTGTGGATTACGTCTTGGAGAGGTCTATGGATTAACCTGGGATTGCGTAGACTTTGAAAACAAAACAATTACAATAAATAAACAAATGCAAGAACCTTCTGGATGTGGTAAGTGGCTTCTGTATGTACCTAAGTACGATTCATCCAGAACGGTTACTGTTGGTAACAATGTTCTTGCCTTGCTAAAAAGAACGCTGGAATTTCAATTGACTGATAAAGAAACCTGCGGAGAATATTATCAAGAAAATTACATGAACTATGATGAAGAAACACACAGCCTTCTTTCACTTAATGATTTAAGGCCTGTACATTTTGTAAATGCTAAACAGGGTGGTCTTCTGGCTCACCCACGAAATATGCAGCACACTTCCCGCAACATTCATGGTAAAGCAAAGAACTGTACTCTTATCAGTGAAGAATGGGACTTCCACAGTTTACGACATACTCATGCAACAATTCTTTATGAGGCAGGTGTTCCAATGCCACTGATCCAGAAAAGACTCGGGCATATTAATATTCAGACAACAAAACGCTACACAGATCATGTTACTAAGAAAATGCTTTCTATGCTTGATGAAGTAATAAATGGTGACAACATTGACAACAACTTAGAGTAAATGTTGTCAATATGTTGTCAAAACACAAAAATCGGGAGCCGAACGACTCCCGATAAATTTTTGTAAATCTCGTAAAACCTAGAATTTACCTGCCTTAGCAGCTTCTTCTACGGAAACTGAAACGCTCTGAAAATCCGCTTAAATACTGGATTGTTCAATTTATTTGTGTATTACCTGTGTATTTCTAAATCTACTTATAATATAAACAACTTTTGTTTTTTATTTTCTACACAAGTTATTTACTCTTAATAAGTTTACCTCTTTTCAGCAAATTAATCAACTTCGTATTCTGTGATGCGCCACCTTTGTAATTTTTAATGCCGTTTAAAGTTGCAATTTTCTCCCTGTTTTTCTTCGAAGAATTGATTTTTAATGATTTCAGGGCATCTACAATCGAACTGGATTTTCCACGATATTTAGGATAATATACAGTCTTTGTCTTAGCCGGAGTTTTCTTAGTCTCTTCAACCTTTTTACTCGTTGGCTCTTTATACACTACATTTAAGTCAAAATTACCAGAGTTGCCAGTCGAAATGACTTTCGGAAACCTACCAGAGCTAGTATACTGCCATGCAATATTGGCCGCGTCTGGCTTTTTCTCCTGATCTGGTGCAGTTGCAATCTGCATACGTTTGTTTGAGTTGTAATATCTTGCAATCCACCAATTGTTACACTTTACGAGTTTTCTATCAATATGTTCGTTGTAATAACTCATGCCGGTGTAAACGCCGAACAGATAACCTCTCTTCTCTACAACCTGCTGTGCAGCGTTAATAATCTCGGCAATCTTTGTTTTGTTTAACGATGCCTGTACCTTATCCTCGATATCAAACCACACGCCATACTCAAAGTGTGTTTTATCAATTTTATCAAGAATATCACAGACAAGCTCCATGTCGCTTTTAGCCTTTGTCGCTGTAGTTGCGTAAGAGTAATTATATACTCCCCAGGCAATTTCGTTCTCGTTGCAAGCCGCATAATTCTCGTTGAACTTTTTATCTCTGTTCAGATCTTTTCTGATGATTTTTAAGATAGCACCTTGGCAGCCGTATGTCTTCGCTTTTTCCCAGCTTACGACTCCGTTATAACTCGATACATCAACTAATTTTCTCATGCCTATTCCTCCTTACTTTCCTGTGGCATCTCGTCTGTCATATCGCTCAATGCCTCTTTAATGTGTTCTTTCAATTTTTTCGGTACTGGCAGTCCACATAATGTCATATTTTTTAAAATAGAAACGGCCTCATAAAGAACAAATAACAGGCAGAAAAATTCGCATACACCTAATTTTTGAATACCCAATAATTTTATGTACTGCTCCGGAATCATAAAGAGCATATTAATGTGCATGATAATGTCTACAAGCATCAGTAAGCCTACACTGAGCAGCATAGCCGCCTTTCTGATTGCTCCGTCAATTCCTACGCAAGAATTAAACTTATGTTCTTTAATCGCCCGGAGCACTCCCAAGATAGTGTCTAATACGACAGCGATTAATAAAATTTCAAAAAATGAATTTCCTGTAAGTAATTTCAACGTTTCCTGAATCATAATCTTTCCCTCCTATTTCTCAGCAAAAACTAATACATTACTCCATCTCCCTGGATAGTTGCCGTACCATGCACGGATTTTTACATAATATTTTCCATGCACCATTTCACAATCATCTTTCTTGCAATCACACTCAAAAGCTGCCCAATGGGCTTTTGAGCTTCCGGAAAATTTATATATGTAAGTCTTTGTCTTGTTTTTAAATTTCGGGTCTCTCGAAAATTGATTCTCGAATCCGGTTGCCTTTTTCGCAGGGGTCCACTTGTACTCTATGACTCTCCTATCTTTTTCACTGTCGTATTTGTTCTGCACTGCTGTTGCCTTAGGCCGTGGAGATACCGCTGCATAAATCATGTTTCTATAATTATTTCTACTAACAGTCCTTGCTGAAACATTTGACGGAATAATCATTCCGGCTACAAGCAGCATTGCTAACATTAAACATAATTTCTTCTTCATAACTTTTCCTCCTATTTTACAATTACTACGCCTCTGTATGTTTTGTTCGTACACCTTCGTACATTTTCTTTCTTAACAGTTACTACACTTTTCTTTCCGTCCGAAAACCTCCAAATCTTTCCCGTTTTTGAGTCCACAAGCAATACCACGGTATGAGTCGGGTTGCCCTCTTCAAACAGGACCATATGGCCTTTTTTCAACTTCACATTTAGCTGTTCGGTCGTTAAAGATTTGTGATAAGTTGCCGGCTTCCCTGAGCAGATCATATTGATTCCCCTCGCAATTTCCGTGAGCGGATACTTTGCGCCACACTTCAATTTCTTCTTTACATAAGCAAGACACTGCTGCATATTTTTCTTGATGCCCTTGTAGCGTAGAGCCATGTAAAACGCCACCAGACTGCATCCATGATGCTGGATAAAGTCGCTCTTGAAATCATGCTGACTTGGGACAGGAATCTGTCTTCCATTGTCTAAAATAATTCGCCACGGATATTTCTTTTTTCTCTTCCTGTTTTTTGTTGCTACTGTTCTCATTGTTTTCACCTCCTTAGAGAACAAAAATACACAATAGTATCAATAAATACCATTGTGTATCATGTAAAATATGTTATTATAATTTTATAACCTAATTTCATAGGTTAGTATTTTTTTCATTTTTTAAAAGCAGCTCCGAAAGGGGCTGTTTTCCTTTTTTTATTCGTTCATCGTCTCCTGCAGCTTTGCAGCTTTTTCAATCGCTTTTAAGTCTGTGTCCGTCAGTACGCCGCCCTGGAGTAGTTCGAGCTATAAGGTATCAATGATTCCTGATTGAAGCTGGATGATTTCTGACTGTTTTTCAATCATTTTCAAAACGCTGTTCATACACTTCACCTTCTTCTGTTGTTTCTGTCTCTCCGAGCAAGATTGCGATTGGTTCGCTGTCCCCGCTACGAAACAGAGCAGTTCTACTTTTACCTGCCCAATCATCCGTCAGAAACTCAAATTCTGCATACAAATAATTTCTACTGTTACGAACCGGCACGAAAGTATCTGTCCTGGTAATAATCTGATTATTTACAACAAAGTGTAATACCGGCTGCATTTTCATCCCCCCTTCTATAAAATTCTTGGGATTAACATTAGTTCTAGGTATGTTTTACTAGTGATATCCTTAGACTCTCTCCGTATTTCAAAATGTTGTTGTTCACCCGCATTAAGATTAAACCGTTGTATTTTCCCTTCTGAATATTTATATGCTACTGCGGTTCCGGGTCTATAATAATAATAGACTATCACCCCTTCCGGAATAATAATTGCTAACTTTCTTGAGGTCTTCACGCTAAAAGTAGTGCTCTTTAAAACTGAAGAGCTTAATGTAAAAGTCAAATCTATTATGTCAGTCAATCCTTTTATCTGTCCCCTTACTGCCGCTCCCGCAGTGTCATACGTTGTGCCATCTACACCGACTCTCACATCCACTAATTCGTTTGTATAATCTGGAACTTTTACTTTTCCGTCATAATCTAATATGTGTATAGTCGTATAAAGTGTTATCCACGTATCATTATGATCGGCTTCTCCAGTGAAAGAAATCGTATCGCCCTCATTTAAGCTAACAATAAAATTTGTAAATTCTTCGTCAGTCTCTCCCACTAAACTAATCATGTATTCGTTTTTTTGTACATCATTAATTTTTAACCTTGCATATTGTCTACCCGTGGACGCATTTACACCGGTAACTTGAACTTTACAATCAAATGAATACAACCCACTTTTTTTAATCTGAATCTTTGAATCACTGGAAATTGTTATGAAATTTCCTAAATTTTCAGATTTAGAACTAATGTTTTTAAAAACATTTAAAGCTGTCTCTGCAGTAGATGCCCGTGCATCACTTTTACATGACATTAAAAAATTATCTGCTGTATATTCTACAAAATTATCTGGCTTAACTTTAACCAAGTTATCAATTCTTTTACGCTCTGTATCTACATCTGATTTACGATCGGCTATTTCTCCATCGAGATTAGATGATATTTTATTTATTTCTCCCACTGTCGCCGCTACACTATCCGGATGCCCTGTCGCATCTTTATAGCATTGTTCTATCGCATCATGAATGCTGCTACGAACTTCTTCCCCATAAACGGCTTCTTTTATCTTTTTCAGGTACTCATTTATAATTCCCATCTTTCCTCCTTTCTACCCTATACGTTTCCACATATAACAAGTAATGTACGGCTGTATATTGTTGTGGGGGGCATTACTACCTGTTTTTCCAATATTATTTCCTGTTGATGCACCAGTATTAGAACTATGACAAGAAATAATTGTGTTCCCACTACTATTTATCGTTACATTTGTACGTTTCGCGTAATTGGCGTGTGTGTGTGACGGCATTTCATTAATTGATAATTCATGTGTTTTTTCGCCGCCGGTTTTCTCTATAGTTGAAAAGTCACTGTCAGATGTATCTACTCCCACAGGCACCCTTCCACTTCCCCAGGCTACCCAGGTGCCTCCGAAAAGTTTTTCCGGATTCGTGTCGTTTATGCTCATATAGATGCTGCCGATGGGATAGATTGTGTTGAATGTGATTTCTCCTGCTGCCTTTATTGCTTCTGCGGCATTTTTCTCGGCTGTTGTTGCCCTTGCTGCCGCTCCGCTTGCTACTGCCTCTGCACTTTTAATTCCGCTATTATAAGTATTCTGGGTCTCTATCAAAGTTTTTATAGTTGAACCTAAGGTTACCTTACAATCACTAACATCTTTCAAATTTTTACTTACTTTGCTTACTTGCATATATGCGTTTATTCCGTGTGGTTTTGACCTGACTGGAATCTTATCTCCGACATTAATATTTTTTACATCATATCCTAAGTCTTTCAGGTCTATTGCTGTAAGTTCAATCGTTATAGATAAATTTACGAGTTCTTTAATATCTTCCTTAGCTCTTTCTAACAATCTCGATGGACTTTCAACATCCGAATAGGAAACTGTACCAAATATCTTTCCAAAAGCTTTAACCGCTTCCAAATCACAAATATAATCCACATTATTATTCACGCTTGAGATTGTTACTGGTCTTCCTATTGCACTATTTGTTGCTCCAAGCGGTATAATGCATGTTTTTATGTCATCTGCCTTTATATATTTGGTAATATCTAAGATATTCTTGCCAAACGTCACTGCCTGCCCCGTTTCATCGTCATATTCCTTCAGGTAATCAATATAATATTCCCCTTTTTCTTCTCTTGTTCGGATATATCCCCCGTAAACATTTAATAACTTATCATCAATTGCTGTTCTGGTATCTTTATAATCGCTTTCATCATACTTGGCTTTTTCACCCGCTACCGTCACGTTGCCAATTCTAAATTGTTTTTCAGGTTCTACTTGCTCATTGTGTTTCCCGATATACAACCGAAAAAGTTCACTCGGAGTATATTCTCCTTTATATGGCCGCTGAACAGAATCAAGAAGATATGCCATATTTCCTTCACAGGTTATTGTCTTCTCTCCTTCAAAATCAATTTCTTCATCTAATACTCGAGAACAGAAGATTTCTTTTTCGTTGCCCTGAGTGTCAAAATCAATTATCCGAATTATCGTTTTTAATTTTTTGAAAGAATCGTAAAATGGATTATCCGAATATACAGAAAAAGTAAAAGAACCATTTTTATTTAACTCTGTATCTAATTTAGGGTCGGCAATTTGTCTTGTCGAATCCCACGGATGATATAAATATTCATCTCCAATTTTTACTTTATACATTACAAACTGCCTCCACGATAATCTACAGATACCGTTCCATTCCCAGTAAATATCAGCGTGTTATCTCCTTCCCCTAACAATAAGTCAGGGGATTTACTCTTGCCTTTTGGAAGATTGTAAATTATACCATTATAACTTACCGTCATTTCTTCGCTACAATCAAATACCGGGATAACCCTCATTGTTCTTCCTGGAATAATAACTTCCAAGTTTCCTTTCACTTGCAAATCTTTATAATTCCTAACAATTCCTGTTTCAAAATTAAAAGAATCCCACAACCAATTTTCTAAGGATGAATACAACTCTAATTTATACGGATCACGATTTACTGTTATCTCCACAGAGCTATATCTTCTATTCAATTTCTCTGTGTTCACAGAAACCCTACCTTCATAAAAAAAATCATCTTTCCCAAGAACTACCCTCATTCTTTTTCCATGCAGCGTATTCCTTAACTCACTTGCTCGCATAAGCCATAAATCGTAGTTGCCATCTTTAAAATCAAATGTGAGTTTCATTGTTGTATTTTTGTAGACAGGAAATCCTGTTAGTGCATCTGTCAAATCTAAATCTCCATTCCTCCCAGGAATCTCCTTGAACTTCTCATCTACTTCTGCGGTTCCTGGATCAATTGATAATGCACGTAATCCGAAATCTTTATACATGCTGTAATCTCCAATCTTTACATCAAACATCAATTTCTCCTTTCTGCTTTCGTCTGCTCCGTTCCAAGATTCTTATTTACATATGGGGTTATTCGTTTCCCGACTTTCTTTCCGTCCAGCTCTACAGTCGTATGAATCTCTGCATTCACTTCAACAGGCTTATTATCCTGTACAATTACAACTTGCTTATTTCTACCCTGCCCGTTATAGTCTGGCGTATCTGGATATTCTACAGACTCAACCTTCTTTCTCATAGCATCCAAAGAAACATCAATGTCCTTTTCCATCTGTGCTGTTGCCTGCGGCATATATTTTTCAAATGCCGCTGCCAATCCAAGAGGAAGATATTTACCAATCTTATCTCTCATTATTCTTGAAGGAGATTTGATTTTTAATTTCTTCTTCATACTCTTGATTAGCTGGCTACACATCTCATTTACGGCCTTTGTCATTCCTTTGGTTTGTGATTTCATCCCAGAGATAAAACCTTTCATAGAATTTTGGCCGATTTGATTTAATTGTGTTTTTAATCCATCCAATTTCTTGGATAAGACCGCTTCATATTCTTTTCCAAGATTATCAATATCATCTTTAAAGAAAGCTTTTCCAAAACTATCAGAACCATTGTAAATTTCATTCCATTTACTTATGTACTGTTTAAAATCTTTTGTACTTAAAGATTGCAGATACTCCATGTAATCGTTAGCATTTGCAACATCCATCCCTAGAATCTGCTCCATCAATGATACAGGGATTTTATTCTTTAATGCCTTGATTCTGTTCTGGTAATTTTTGATTGCTTCTAAATTTCCATCGAGGTCATACAGAGAGCCTGTACTTCTCAGTTTAGAAATCATATTGCTACGCTTCTGGATTAAATCATCGTATTTTTCCTGATACTTCTTAGATAGTTCTTCAATATCTTTCTCTGCTTGTGATACGATTTTCTTTTCCTGCTGCTTTAGCGCATTGCCATAAACGGTAATCATAGATTTTCCTAAACTGGAATAAGTATCTGTGACCGCTTTTTTCTTCTTTTTAACCTCAGCAAGCTGTTTTTCTAAAGATTTTGTACTCTTCTTATCTTTTTTAGCTTTCTTAATCTGCTTATTTAAGCTCTTAATCTTTTTGTCGTACTTATCTGTCTCTTTATTCTTCCCAGACTTAATCTGCTTATTTATCAGATTCTTTCCTGCTGTCGTTGCCTTAGAAACTTGTGAATCAATTGCAGTAGATAAACCATCTTTAAAAGTCTTGCCTACTGTTTCAAAATTTCCTTTTTTGCTAGCGTTTTTCGCAGAAGAAACAGCAGTATCACAGAGCTTTTTCATTGTCTTTTTGAGATTCTTCTGCTCTGCATTAACCCCAGCAATGATACCGGTTACGATGTGCTTACCTACTTGTTTTTTAAAAACTCTCGAAGGCGATTTAATCCCTAATGCTTTCTTGGCAGCACCTAAAGCGCTTTTTGCAAGTCCTTGCATTTTACTTATCAAGGAGCCTGCCATTGCTCCAATGCCACCAATAATACCTCTTACAATGTTTGTGCCAACACTTCCCCAACTGATTCCCTTGAACGCATTGACCGCTTTCATTGCAATACTTTTTGCAGCACTTCCCATCCTTCCGGCCAGACTAAGCAAGCCCGAAATAAGCTTTGAAATAACAGTTTTACCTAAACTCAGCCAATTCACACTTGAAATTGTTGTAAAAATCTTCTGTGCAATTGACCTTGCTACGCTTCCGGCATTGCCGCCCATTCCTCTGATTCCAGAAACTAATTTTCTAATCAGAATCTTTCCAAGATTTAACCAGTCTGTTTTTACAAACTGATTCCAAATGAATGTACAGATATTTTTTGCCGCTCCAACTGCATTTGTGGCTGAACTCTTTAGTCCACTTACTAAACTCTCTATAATACTCTTTCCTGCGCTGAGCAGGTTAATATGCATAAACACGTTATAAATAGCAAGAACAATCTGTGGCAATGCTGCAATTAACTGAGGTATAGCCTGTACAATTCCGATAATCAAATTGGCAATAATTTTTACTCCGGCCGCAATTAACTGCAATAATCCTGTATCAATCGCCGCACAGAATGAATTAATAATCTGTGGCACATACTCAATCAACTGTGGTATTGAGTTAATCAGTCCCTGGGCAATTGATGTGATTATCTGAATGCCTACGGTAATTAACTGCGGGAGTGCGGAGATGAATCCAAGTGCAAGTTGTCCAAGAATTTCTGCCGCTTTAGGTATCAGTTCTGGAGCGGCTTGTGATATTGCATTTCCTATCTGGGTAATAATCTGCAAGCCATAAGTAATTAACTGCGGCAATGCCTGCACAATTCCGGTGCTAATCGCATTTATCGCCAGACCTGCCACTACAATCAACTGGGGCAATGCAGATGTTAGTCCGGTAGCTAGTTGCCCAATGACTTCTACTGCCTCAGGAATTAATGTTGGGGCTGCCTGGGTGATAGATGTTCCTATTTCGGTAACAATCTGCATTCCACAGCCTACAATTTGCGGCAATGCTTCAACAAGACCAGAACTAATAGAACGTACCGCTTGTCCTGCCGACTCAATCAACCGCGGGGTTGCTGAGCTTATCGAACTTATTAAGGCCAAGATAATTTGACCACCTACAGATAAAAAGTCAGGAACTCCTTGCGTTATGCCAAGAAGTATATTGGTAGCTATTTCAGCTCCCATCTGAGTTCCTTGCTCTACCTGCCCTTGCATATCATCCCATAAATCGCTAAATAGTTCAGGAATTGTTGATGCTAAACGAGGGATAATTTCCCCTAAGTTTTTACCGATATTCTCCATCATAACCGTAATAGAGTCCGCAAGTTCTTCTGCGGTTCCAGAACCATTCAGAAAATTATCGTATGCAGCCTTAGCGCTATTCATTGAGCCTTCGATTGTTGTGGCTGCTTCCTTAGATGTCGTTCCTGTAATACCTAACTCTTTTTGAATGACATGAATTGCATTGTATACGTCCGCGAGATTACTAATATCGTATTTAACACCTGAAAGCTTAGACGCATCTGCAAGCAATCTTTCCATTTCCGATTTTGTGCCGCCATATCCAAGCTTTAAATTATCCAGCATTGTATAATTCTGTTTTGCGAATCCCTGATATGCATTCTGGATATCTACCATATTGGTCCCCATCTTATTCGCATTATCAGACATATCAATCATAGCCATATCGGCTACTTTTGCTGCTTTGCTCGTATCTTTTGCGCAACTCTGTAATAACGATGCTGAAAAGCTAGTTACATTCTGCATATATTCATTTGCAGACATTCCAGCCGTTTTATAAGCCTTATTTGCATTATCAATTACAGTCTTGGAACTTTTCTTGAATAATGTCTCTACCCCGCCAACATTTTGTTCCAGCTTGGAAACAGAATCTAAAGATTGTTTTGTCATCGCTCCCAATGCTGCACTCACACCAACAACCGCTCCAGCAGTTATTGCAAGTCCTTTTTTAGCAGCACCACTAATCTTAGAAATACCAGAATTAAATCCATCCGCATCAATCTTCGTATCAAATTTTAAAGAGCCATCGTAACCCATACACATTCTCCTTTCGAATATGCACGGCTCAATGGCTCACTAATGCACTATCATTTATTCTTTATTTTTATTTCTACCTCGCTTCCGCACTTTTTACACTTCAAAAAAACACCACTACTTCGAGCCGTGTTATCATAAATCAGCAAATGTGCTCCACAGTGCGGGCATGAGTACCATTTTCTCTCAAATGGAATTGCTTTTATATTCATATCAAAACATCATATTTCCAAAAGCATCTCCAATCTCTTCACTGGTTACAACCCGGTCAACAATCGCAATCTGCTTCTGGATTTTTCTAATCCTTTCTCTTTCTTCCTTATCTTTGATTTTACTTAAATCAATGCTTCTATAGCCCATCCGTTTCTTTAATTCACAATCTTCATTCATGCCGTCTATGAGCATCTGAAACTTCCACCAGTGCATATAAGGCACTTCTATTAAGTCGATGCCATAGCATTCTAAAAAACCAGCTATGATATATGGCGCATCTTGATTGTATGATATTACAGGCGTATTATGCTGCTCCTCACTCTCCTGATCGTTTTCTTCCTCTCGATTGCTTCTCGTTTCCCGACCTCTATAATTCGTTACAAAGTCGGATAGTGCTTGCAAACATTCTGAAAATTCTCCGGCCGGTTCATCAAGAAACCATGACATAATGAGCTCTGCTTTCTCAATTGTATTGACTTCATCATCTTTTAAAAGATCTATAAGCTTTATATATTCCCGGAAGTCCGTTACAATCCGAACTCTTTTGTCATTTACGACTACATAATCCGGAAACGGTTCGTACAAAGGATTCATCGTTTACCGCCGTTATAGGATTTGAAATTCTTCTTTTTTCCTCTTCTCTGCTCTCTATTTGGTGCATACTTATTAGATATCTCAAAACGTCTTGCATTTGCTTTTTTAACTGCTGTCTGCATAAAGTTAAGGAAATTATCATAGACTTCATCACAAATTCTGGTGTTTTTCTTACCACCAAAGATTTTCTCTCCCGTTCCGTCTCCAAATACTCTGTCATAGAATTTATAGTGAACATTGCAGTATCCTCTAATAAAACCAGGCATACTTCCTACTTTATCAAGACTATTTGCATCTGCATCCATCTGCTCAAAGGACTTCATTACTTTTTCAAAGATATCTGCATCTTCAAGATCCAATTCTAATTCAAGTCCATTAATCTTCCAAATTCTTTCATTGTCATTCTGGCTCATGGCTCAATCTCCTTTTTAATTTCATCTTCTACTTCCGCTGCCTGCACATCGACAGCCACATTAGGGTGTAACTGTCTCACTGAATGTACAAGTTTTACCGTCAGGAGATACTTTCGCATATCCCTTTACGATATCTGTTTTTACAGAAAAACTCCCTGAATACTGCAATGCATCTGTTCCATCTCCAGAAGAATCTGGCAGGATGGAATAGGTTCTCTTTCGTGCTACATACTCATCATCTTTCTTAGATTCTCCCTTGTCAAAGAAATCCACTACAACAATATCTCGTGTCTCTCCAGTAAGTTCATCGTCCTGGACCTTTGCGAGATCCGCCAGTACTGAATCATCAGAATGATGATCAAATCCATATTCCAAAGTTGTTCCGTATCCCGTTACGTCGCTGTCCTGGCTATCTTTATCAACATACTGACGCTCATATGTGATTGGGTTCTTTCCTTCCGTCAAGGATGTGAAATGCTCCATTCTGTTGTATGTAGAGGTTTCTTCACTACCAGAAACTGGAACGCCATAAAACGCAACTCTCTGGCTACGTCTAACCAATTTTGCTTTTGTCATGTTTATACCTCCTGTGTATAAAGAAGGCGGCATTCTATACGATACTGGGCATACTCGCCTTGTGCATCATATAGATAGCCGCTGTTTAATGTTTCTAATTCATATGGATGTTGTTTTTCATTTGGGAGATTTGGCATTTCTCCTTTTTCTGTCTGCTGTTCCATCCATTCTTCAAACGCTTGGTAAAATCCGCTGTTTTCGATATTGATTCTGGCATCTTCGTCATATTGCTCCTTGCTCGTAAAGGCAAACTGAAACTGTTTTTTCTTGCCACCATCAACATATTTCTGTAACACTGGGTCACAAGGAAGCGGGTCAAGAGAATAACTCATACTTTCTGACAAATGGTCTACATTCACCCTGTAATCATCAAGAAATGGGCAAGTCAGAATAAATGAACGGATAGCATCAATAATATTAACCTCCTGCATATTGCTGTGCTCCTTTCAAGATACTATCTTTATGCCTGTTTTTCATTCGCTCGAACCAACGCGACTTTTCTTTATGTTCATAGTACTGTCTACGAGCATAGGGTGTGATCTGATTAATCTCTCCGGAACCAATTACTGTTCCGAGGGTTGCTGACTTAATCAGCACCCCTGTTAATCGTGGCGTTTCTGGATTCATCCTTCTGATACATTCAGAATCAATAAATCCCTGTGCCTTACTAAAACCTGCTTCTCTTCGCCCAGAAAATCCTTGATTCCATTCCATCTTAGCTGTTACAGTCCCATTTGCAGTTTTTACCGTATAAATACTTCCCCGCGGAGTCTGAATTACAAAGTTTCTCTTTGCCGTCACTATACACCACCTACTTTTATGTGCTGGTTAGAGCCAAATATATTGTAATTTGCCGATGTAACTTTGCAATATTTCATGCCTTTTAAATCTTTGACCGATGTCACATCAATACCACACTCACCTTTTACGAGATAATCATCTTTTTTAATAACAATTGATGTATCTGGAATCCTAATCACGAAAACATCTGCGCTTTTCAATCCTTCTGTAGTAATCACAGAAGCTTCTGATTCATGCCACCAGACTTTATCAATAAATGTCTTTTTCCAGACATCCATTCTTTTCTCATTGTCATATTGCCGGCTATATAATGTCGCAGATGCATTTGTGATCATCCTGAACACCCCCTGCTTAATAACCCAGTGAGGACAAGATGCGGATATGCTGCAGCATACTGTTTCTTGCGAAGAATCACTTCTTTGATTTCTCCGTCTGTCTGCTCTGTTACATAGGTCACGCTATAACCATCTGTATTTTCAGACTTCTTTTCCCCTTCCGTAGAGCTTTCAGCTTTATAAATAACTTCCGCAACTGCACAGGCTGCAGCTTTCACTTCCTCTGGAATATTGTTTTCATCCACTCTTGAAAAAGTAATCGCCTTAATATATGTGCTTGCCCTTGTGATCACACGCTGGAACTGTTCGTTTGGGATAATATTACCGCCGTACTCTGTCATGTAAAATGCAAGATCTGCATATCTTACCATAAAGTCACCGCCTATTCTCCTGCTTTTAATACAGCAAATGGACATCTCTTTGTTTTATCTGTTTTTAATGAGTTGATTGGGTTTGGAATCTCCCATCCAAGACGCATTACAGCACGAAGAGCAACCATATCATTCTGCATCAAGTTGTACGCAATCGTTCCGTCCGTATTCTGGACAACGCCCTCGGTAAATAACTTAAATGTAATATCTTGACGGATTGCATAAACAAGCTGACTGAAATCTCCGGAAATCATAAGGGCCTTTGATTTGTCAAACGCTCCATTGTTCGGGAAGTTCATTGGAGAACCATCTAAAGCATAATTGGTACTTCCCTGCATATCGCTCTTGAAGATTGGATTTCCGTTTGTATCTTTAAGGCCTCTTAATTTTGCACGCATAGAAATATCTGCCATATGTCCGTTTACAAAATAGCCGCAGTCTTCCACTTTCGCGATAACCCCATCTTCTGACATGATCTTGTCATACAAATCATCACCGGTGCCGTATGTTACTACGGTTCCTGCCTTTGTTGCAGTTGCAACTACTCCATCTCTCCATGTAGATGGCTTTTCTGTTCCAAACAGTACGGCTCCATCAATAACCTTTCCGAAAGCTTCCGTTACTCTTGGCTTTACCTCGGCCCAAATATCATATTCTGAATCATCAAGTACAGATTCTGGGATTGGAACAATAACCGCAATCTCTTCTGCTACAATAAACTTCTTATCCCATGCCTGCTTAGTTGTCTTTTTCTGGCCAGTATCACCATTTACAAAATAAGCGATTGGTAACATATCAAGAACCGGAACTTTATACTGCTTGCTTGTCATGTTGGCAAGCTTTCTTCCTCTTGACAGCACCGCTGACTGTGTGATTGTTCCCTGGATAATCTCATTTGCTTCCTGTACCGGAATCAGGGAATCCGCACCGCTACGGTCAATGATCGTCGCATCGCCCTCAAAAATTCTTAAGTTCATTCTTTCTCTTTTCAATTCATTCATCTCCTATCTTCTTGCCGCTGCACGAATCGCATCATTAATGGATGCATTTACATTTCCTCCAGATCCGTTAGAGTCGCTTCCTGTAGATGTAGATACTCTATAAGAAGAACCTCCCACAAATCTCGGATTCTCTTTTAAATACTTTTCCGCAGCCTTTTCAAATGTTGTTTTATCATCTACAAGCTTCGATACCTTAAACATGACATAATCAACATCTTCCGCTTTTACACCTTTCCCTGAAAGGAACTTCTCCTGCTTCATCTGCTGGGCTTCTTTAAGTGCCACATCACGTTCCTGTTGCATCTGCTCAATATTCGGCTGGTTCTTTTTCTGCTGGGCTTTATAATCAGTAATTGCCTGGTTCACCTGTTCTTCTGACATACCCTGCTGCTGAAAGTATGATTTTAATGCAGAACGCTCTGCCCTCTCTGCTCTTGCGTTAGCAATTTCCTCTGCCTGCGCGTAACTGTAAGTCGGCTGTCCACCGCTCCCAGCATTATTCTGATTATTGTTATCTCCTCCAGCACTTCCTCCCGGTTCTCCGGCACCAGCACCACCGCTGTTTTCAAAAATTCTTAAGTTCATTCTGTTCTTTTTCATGATAAATACCTCCATACATGAGTGTTATTCCAGAGCTTTTTTCGTCATCATGTTTTGGACATAATAAAAGCACCCTTCCAGATGTTTAGATGAATCGTATGCAATTATATTCCTGGTTAATATCTGTCATTGCAAGGAACCAGGAATCAATTAATAGCTTTCCTTTCTCGGACAACTCTTTCCACTCAATTAATGCGGATCCGCTGCCTAAGTCTGTTGTTATCTTATCTTCTGTCAAATCCTGCAATGAATTAATCAAACTGTTTGTCAATGCCGAAACAGCCGTACACGCTCGGTCAATTCCGTCTTTACCCTTTCTTCCAGCGTGTCCCTTTAGTTCTACCTTGTTCTTTCGAACGCTTACTTCAATCAAAATAACCCTCTCCTTTCTCAAAATAAGTATAAAAATAACACGCATTTCTGCGTGCTGTAATCTTATTCACTATATTTGCACATCTGGCATTTTTCTCTTGCTGCCTCGATATCTTTTACTTGTGACAATTCTTCTACTGAGGATACCTTAAAAAATCTATGCAGGCACATCATAGAATCATAACACAAATCTGGATGAACGACCTTGCCGTAAACAGGGCAATAATGTTCCTTATCATAATTAATCTCATTATCTGACATATTTCTTAATCACCTCCAAGATTCTTTCTGTGTTACTATCAAAATCTTCTTTTTTCCATGCCGTTTTATAAATCCAACCTTCATCAGTCTTTGTGATAACACACACACCGTCTTTACTATAAAAAGCTTGCCTCTTGCCGCCCCATTGGTTCAACATTATATCCGCATTTTTCATATAGCTTCTGATTTCATCATCTGTTATTTTTCTTTTTAACATCCTCTGCATGATATGATACGGCTCATGTTTTCCTTCTGGCAAGATGAAAGCTTGCTTGCATACCGGCGGTAATACAATCCCTTTTGCTAGTTTCTCTTTTTTCAAAGTATCGTAAACATCATAATATTTCTTACTGCTGTTAGGATACTTCGTCAGATATTCTTTCAACCCTTCTAAGTATTTCCACTTTTCGCTATTATTATATTTTATTTGTCCAAATTCTGCAAGGGAGCCTGCTGCGTCTCCTATCGCATTTTTATATCTTCTGTACTGTGCAATATCTCTTCCAGCATTTTGAATCATCTCTGGTGGAAATTGTTTCACAGCTTTAAGACTTCGCGGAGCTACTCTCCCTCTCATATCAAGATAGATACGCTCTCGCTGCTGTTTTAACCCCATCCGTTTACTAAATCTTGCATACTCACTTAATTGAGCCTGATATTTTGCTTTATGCAGCATAACTTCATCTTTATCCGCTCCGCCGCTCTCCATCAGTTTTACTTTCTGCCGCTGCGCTCTCATGGCTGTTTCCATTTTTCTCTGTTTTTGTCTTGCTTCATAAGCCGTATACGCCTTTCCATCAAAGCTTTGGGGAGTATTGTCCTTCTTGTTCTGCTCATCCAGCCATTCATCTGTATAATTTCTTACCGAAATGCCTGGAAAGAAAGGGTAATACATATGATAACAGTTTGCTCCAAGAAGTCCCGTTACTGTCCCTAAACCACAAACAGAAACAAGCTGCTGCTTCGAATATACTCTGCCCTGCCACACTGCATGGGTTGGTCTTGCTCCTGCGTGCCAGTCTACTTCAAAGTATTCTGTTCCAAGCTGCTGTGCATGGTATTCATTAATCTTCCCACAAACCTGTGCTACTCCTGTCAAAACTGCTCTTCTGGCAGCCACATCAACCCTGTTGGTCCATCCAGAAGGATAGTCAATTGTCCTCATACCACTGTTTGTTAGTTGTGTAACCGTCCTTCTTAAAACGCTGCCATAATCAAATGCCCCAGAAACAATATCATAACAGGCATTATCTAAATAACCGATATAAATCTGTGATAATGGAGTAACAACCATCTTTCCATTATAGTTTAAATAAAAGCCAAGCGAATTTGTTATGTTTTCTAAGTCTTCCCGGCTTTGCCTGATGATTGCTTCTACTTGCTGCTGCATCTGCTCATTCTCTTCGTAAGGGATAAATTGTGCATTAACCTGCTCGTATATGTCTTTATTCCGGACATATACCCAGTCAATGACCTTATCATACAGCTCAAACATTTCTGGGTAAGAAGCATTCAGTGTGTCCTTTATCGCTTTTTCAATGTCTTCCGAAGAATACCCAAGAATCTTTAACCTGTTTATCTGCCAGTCGGCTGTGCTGGTGATTTCTCCTGTTTTTCTTATTCTTCTTACGATATCTTTCATGATGCGTTCTTCCAAATCAGTAAAGCGTGCTGCTATTTTATCAGCTATCTTGTTTTTATATTCATCTCTCATCTTACTCCATCACCTGATTTTGCTCCGGAAGATTCTTTCTTGCCTGTTCCACAGTTTCACCGTACCATTTCGCCCGGTATTCTTCTATCGCCATTGCTCCTATGGCTACATCTTGCATATCCTGCTTTCTCTCCGTCTCTTTATCCTCAATGATAGAATCATCAAATTCTATCGTGATATCTGTATCCTCGTTAAGCGGCTCTTTTAAGACAATCCCTAATCGGATAATAATCTTAATCAACCGCTTCAAGGCATCTTCCAGGATAATCTCATGTTTTTTAATCATCCGATACATATCAGAGTTCTCTGAAATGATTTCTGTTGCTGTCTTCACTCCAGAAGATTCAAAGCGATACCTGTTCGTACCAAAGCCACACTTTAATGATAAGTAATTCAAGTCGTCATTAATTGCTGCACTGTGCGCTTCTGTCCGAATCTGCATATCAATATCTTTGATAAGACCCTCTTTCCCCCTGTCGTAATCTTCTGGCAGGTTATAAAAGATTCCTTCTTCTGGGTCGAAGGCAAGGGTTCCATCCACATTATGCAGCAGTTCCGGTGCAACAAAGATTCTCTTCCGGCCAAGCAGGAACTCATTGCAATAAGAATCAAATTCTATGTCTAACTTCTTTAAGATATCTATCGCATTCGCAAAGATAGCGATTCCCATCGGGTTACTCTCATCTGCATTATTTGTTATATTCAAACGGTCAATAACAAACTGTGGCTTATCGCTGCCTGTGTGTACCTGCCTTGCCATATTTGCAAAAGGTTTTAATTTTCTCCATTCTTCCTCTGGAAGTTCCGCTCCTTCCTGACTTCCACTCACGCATTGAAGCACAGTGTTTTCAATCACATATTCTTCGCCTTGAATCAGATGTGATTGTACCTGCACATATTTCTTTCTGTTTACTGTGTGTGGAAATAAAAAGATGCACTCTGTAACCTCCCCATTGTTCCAACTGACAGGGTAGATATTTGGTGCATCCACATAATTCATTTTAATATTACCTGAAAGAATTTCTCCATCTTCCGTTATTTCCATGTTATCCAGATACGGAATGTATGCCACTGTACCGGAATAAGCTTTCCGCTCCTGGTAGTCGTTACCTTGAACTAAAAAATGATTCTTATCTAAAATCTTATGTACAAATTCATTTGTTCGCTCATTATCAAGAGTAATCGTTACTCTCTCATTTAAAAGCAGATCCGCAATATCTTCCGAAAGCTTCTTTGCCATGCCAAGGCTCTTACGGTCGCATCTTTTATAAGTACCTCGTCCTGTATAGACTTTGTAAAAGGAAAAATTTCGTACCTTGCCGTTATACCAGCTTGTCCATTCCTTGATTTTCCGATAGAAGGACGCATCTACAGTATCTATTCCTTTTTTCTTAAAATAACTAAATATGTTCAATTTTCTGCACCTCCTCCGCTTCTTCTATCGGAAGCCAATATTTTATCCTATCCCACGCACCCATAACGGCATAGCGTATTGCATCCATCGCGTGATCTTTTTCTTTTATCGGTACTTCTTTTCCTTTTTCTATGGATTTCTTATCATATTCATACGTACCAAACTCTTCGATTGCTTTCTCCTGATGAGGAGATATACTCATTATTTCAAAAACTAATGCTTTTTGTACACGACTAATCCCCAATGCCACCTCGTTCTCTGCATCTCTCATAAATACAGTATAATCTAAGTTTCTCGTGGCTCTCCTTATCTCTTCCGCTAACCCTTTTGCAGACGGGTCAAGAAAGATATAAAACACTCGGTTCTCATACTGTTTATGAAGCTCATCCATGAAATCCACCAGATCAGCTGCATATTCCGAGGGGCTTTTCTGCTTGCCGCTTTCTCGGCCACTATAATAATACTCTGCTAACCCCGGAAACTTCTTTCTATATGTATCCAACCCAAAAGCCTGAAATGTTGTTGCATTCTGTTGTCCATAGTCACCACCAATGTAAATACGGTCATATCTCCTATCAGCTTCTGCCTTCTGCCTGTGTCTATCGCTAAACATATAATAGATAAGTTCATCGACACCAACTGCTTCGCCTAGCCATGTCCAACGATACATCTTAATATCTGTTTGCTTCATGATTTCTGCAGAATCAATCAAATCCTGCCCCAGCCAATCCACCGGCACATCTCTGTAATCTGTATGTACATGAATGCAGTCTGGCCGCTTCTCCATTTCCTTACACCAAAGGTTTACCGGTGCATTTGGGTTCTTAGGTGGGTTATATAAATAAATCATCTGGAAGCCGGCTTTATTTCCTCTTACGAATGTCGCTTCTATATTTGCAAGTTCATCCGCTCCATCTCCATCGTCAAAAAACTCTGTCAGCTCATCCAGGACAACCAACTTAATTGGCTTTTCTTCATCAATGATACCTTTTGTATCATCTATGCCATCTGATCCAGAAAAGTATATTGTTGTTTTATACTTTTTGTAGGTAATCTCCATTGGGCTTTTCGTAATATGAAAGCGGTTCTTAGGAATCTGTAAGCGGTTAAGCCCTCGGAGCATTTCTTTGTAAACTGTCTTTCGCAGCTTATTATGATGTTTACGAAGAACAACTACGGAACTATGGGGATCCGCAACAATTTGATAATCTGTCTTAATTGCTGCGAAGCTTGACTTTGTTCCAGCACGCCCAGAAGTGAGAATAATATGCTTATGTTTCTTGTCGTTGAATATCGGAAGATACTTCGGTATCACTATGTCCGATATTCTGACTTGCCTTTTCGTCTGCGTCATTTATAATCTCAACTCCATCCTCCAAATTGTCTGTTGGTTCGGTAGATAACCGCTCCGTCTTCGCCCTGATCTGCTCAATCCTAGCCTTCTGCTCCTCTGTTGCAAGATTCATGTGATCTGACAGCCATTGCAAGGCTTTCATCTTGTCGGCTAGCTTTATACTTGCTCCATCTTTTCCCTGCTTTATCTCGCTGATCAGTCTTCCGTCTACGGAATCAGATTCTTTAAAACGAACTGTGTTTATCTCTCTTTTTAGAATTTCTTTCTTGCCAGTCTTTTCGTTTTTTACCTGTACTGGTCCAAAAGCTCCCATTACTTCTACTGTTTCTCTACCAAACGAAACATAATCTGTAATATCTGCAAATGCAATATCCATGTACATTTGAAATATATCTTCTTCTGACAGGAATTCCCTATTGAGGCGGGTTTGTTTGAGGTTGTGGATTTCGGATTTTATCTGAGTATTTCTGAGCATCTTGTATCCGTTTGCCATTGCTGTTTCATAGCTACATTCATATGCTTTTTGATATGCTTTTGTGGCATTGAAACATCGCACATAATAAATGCAAAAAAGCCGCTGTTTATCAGTTAATTCAGAGTTTTCTATAATCTGATTTACTTCTTCAATAGCGACATCTTTTTTTCGGTTCTTTTTGGGTTCGGAGTACTCCGTATTTTTTTGGAGTACTCCATTCAATTTTTGATTCCATTTATCTTTACATTTCCATCCACTTATTGTCTTTTCTGGAACATTAAGTTTCTGTGATATTTCTCTATTTTGAATATTTCCTCTATGTTTCTTATAAATTTCAAAAGCTTTACCCCTGTTAGGGTCCCTTGCTCTTGGCATCACCACCACCTCTCATTCGTTTTTGTTTTGGAAATATCCCCTCCAGGAATCGAACCTGAGACATTACTCTACCACTGAGCTAAGGGAATGAAAAAAGCACCCCTGAAAGGTGCTTTTCTAAATATCTTTCTTTTCTTCTAAATAATATTTATAGCTTACTAAAAACAAATTAATACAAGTTCCTAATAAAGATACTGAATATAATATAATAAATAAAAATAAATATATGACAATAAAAGTAATAATATATGTGATTTCAACATAAAATGGCTTATCTATATAAGATATTAAATAAATTGTTAACAGGATAATTATTTCACATGCATCTATTCCTCCTATAAAATAAAAGCTATATAAAATATTTATAATATAATTTCCTTTTTCATCATCATCTATGCTTTTTACTAATTTATTTGTAATTGTTCCTGTAAAAATAGCTAATCCACTTATTGTAAATCCCAATAAGCCAATCAATGCCATGCTTACATCTATGGAAATATTCCTTATCAGTTCATTGAATTTAGCTCCAAATGTCTGTCCACAAATTAAATATAGTGATATTGTTGCAATAACCGATAATATAAGCGAAACCATAGCTTCTTTTTCTTTAAATAACTCTTTCCATTTTCCTGAACTTTTTAGTAAAGCATAATATGACGTTTTGGAAACCTCAAAATAATTTTCAATTTTAATTTCCTTCTTTGACATTAATTTCCTCACTTTGCTTACTTTTAAGTAGCTTTTCTAACTCAGTTCCTGCTTTTAAAGAAAAATATTCTAAATCATCCTTTTCTTTATCTGATATAGTAGCTTTATAAGGAGCATCTTCTTCACTTGTTACAGTGCAGTTCTCATTATTTTCATCTCTTCCTTTTGCAGTTAGTGAAGCATATCCTTTCTTTATTGCTAAAAGGACTCTCTTAAAATAATCTGTATCGATATTCAACTTATTCTTACTTTTAGCACTTACCTCCATTTTGGATATAACCTTTGTTGCTCCGCTTTCTTTTACCTCTTCTTTTGTAGGCCCAAAAATTTTTGAAAAATCATCATGATTAGCATTAGGTGGTATTATAACAGATTCAACAGAAAGAATCCTACTCATAGCATTTAATTTTTTTCTCAGTTCACCAATGTTATTTTCTAAAAAAATTTCAAAGGTAATATCTTCAAAGTATTTTTCTACCAAAGCTTTAAAACATTTATTAAATTGATTATATCCCAAAGCGTTTCTGGTAATGAACGCAAGTTCTTCATTTTTCAAATCAAAATAAAAAGTTGAACTTGCTGCACAATTGTTAGCATTGCTTGTTATTACAGTATCTTTTTCTGCATCATAACTTTGCAACTCTCCTTCATAAATTTTAACCAATCGTCCACAGATAGTTTTGTTTTTTTCATCTTTTTTTAAATCACAAAATTTATATGTAACATCTTTCTCCTCTTCACCCCTTCTTTTTTCCTTTTCTGTATGTCTTGCATGTTCATCCATCTTATCAAATACATCTTTAAGAATCTTATCTTTTAATCCATCGTCATCGTATACCTTGTATATTTCAGAATTAATATTAAATTTTGAAAAATAAATTTGAGCCACTTCTTTTCTCCTCCGTGAAACATTTTCTTCTATTCTACTCCTATTCAGTTCAAAATACTATTCCCCAAAATACACAAAAAATACACCCTACATTTCTATAGGATGTATTTCAATCATTTTACACTCTACCACACTTTGAGGAGACATCGGGAGACATTTTTGAATTTTCTTCAAAAAATCTAATATTTCTCTTCTGGCAGTTTTTCTCTGTATATGCTATTTTTCTTTTCGGAAAGAGAGAATTCATTCTCATAGCCACTTGTGCCCAAGTCAGTCCCTCGATATAATAAAGTCGGAACATAATCCGGAGTTCGCTTTTTTCGATAGATTCTATGTATTCTTCTGCCTGGTTGGTAAGTTCGAGAAGTTCTTCCTCTTTCATCTTTAGACGTTGTTTTCTCGATATGAGCAAATTCTTTGCTTTAGTATACCCCGGAACCGGAAAACCTTCAACCGTAAAATGCTGTATCCCTCCCATACCTCCTGATACTACATCGCTCACCGCTCCTTCTTGCTCGATTTTTTCCAGCCTTTCTTCTGTCATTCTTATGAGCCTCCTCAGCTCTTTTATTTCTGCTTGCATATCACAGTACTGGATCAGGACTGACTTTTCCAATGGAATCACCTCTTTCCTGCTATCTATAAATCTTTCCTGTTTTCTTATCTCTGAGTTTAATCCGTCCAAATACTTCAAATTCATCTATTGCCGCTACTGCTTTCATAGCATTAATTGTTCTCGTTACCGAATCCGGCGGCTTATCCGCTGCCTTAATCGCATCATGCGCTGTTTTATCTTTGTAGTGTTCATGATTTCGTGTATCCATCTGATTACCTCATTTGTTAAGTATGTAAAATACAAATCCTGTATAAATTAATGCTGCTATAATTACTATTGCTTCTGTTATACTCATTCTTTGCTCCCTTCAAATATGTTCATGCAACTCCGGTGGTCCAAACGACTGAGGTTCCAACTCCATCAAAGCATTATATCTCTCAACATGCTCATCCGGTGTGATTTCATCGTTCATAAGCTCCTGCTCCAGTTTGCCATATTCGATATCTATCCTCTCTTTAAATTCCTGGCGGCTTATTTGTCCTTTGATAAGCATTTGTTCTAATATTCTGTATTCGTGACTCATAATTTACTTCTTCCTCTTGTTCACCCTTTTCGTATGCTCTGCTACTTTCTTGCAACCAGCTTTCCATCTCTGATAGGCTTTACCTTGCTTACATGGCTGATTCATTCCCTCGCAACGGTCTCTTTCGGGACATTTCACGCATGGATTAATCATCTATTTGCTCCTTTCATGAAATCACCTAATGCTCTATTTTTCCAAGGTGCTTCTTTTATGTCCTCTGGTTTGTACGGTTCCGGCAATGGCATCCATGCACTTACGAAATAGCCTAAAGACGCATATGTTCTGCCTGTAAACGGAGCATAAAAAGCTCCTCCCTCATCATCTACTTTCCAAGTGCCTACAAGCGGCTCCTGCCTCTCATTTGCAAATGATAACAATACATGTTCTCCGTTCTCGGGTGTTTTTTCTTCTAACGGTATCCATTCACAAATTTTAGGTTGCTCTTCAATCATCTCTTTCTTCTCCTTTCTGCAGCTTTTCGCATATCTTCCCAATCCTTTCTTAAGTCTTCTGGGAATACTTCCGGATTAACTACTTCTTTTCTGGCTTCCAGCTCTGCTCTAATAAACTTTTGTTTTGTTGTTTCTGTTTTTGCCTTTTCTAAGAGATGCAATGCAGTCTCTAAATCTTTCTCGGTAAACTTAGGGTCACATAGGAAAGATGCTATATAAGGCGGCTCTGCGTCCAAATCATGAAGGCTACGCTCAATAATTTTTCTCACGTTATCCGTATAAAGTTCTAACGGGATATCTATCTTAACTTTCTTCATTGTTTCCTTTCTCCCCGACAGAAGTCGGGGAATCAATGGCATATAGCTCCGTGTTGTATCATGGAGCGGTTAACAAGTTGCTGTAATGTGTATCTATCCTTAACCCCGGAGGGTGTCCAGCTTTTTCGCCTTCTTGGCAATTCGCTTTGCACTGCGTTCTGTATTTCTTCGATGCTGTCTGCTGGCATAGGGAACTGCCTGTTTTCGTGCAGGCTCTTTGTGCTTCACATCTTTATCATTCATCCGAATAGCATATTCAAGACCTGTCTCTTTTTTTAATGCGTCTATCATCTCCAGCCAGGTAACATAATCCTCCATCAGGCACTCTGTCTTGAAATCGAATCGCTTACGAAAACGTTCTATCCTGGCTGCTCCAAATCCAAATTCATCATGCAGCGTCATTGCTGTTAAGATATTTACAGTATCCAGTGTCTGATTCTTTATGTTCTCTATCACCTTATCTACAGCAGAGCGGCTGACTCCGATCGGGATCCCGGTAACACCTCTCATACGAAGTTCTTCTTCTAGTCCTTCGATTCCTTTTTTTCTTGCAACTTCTAGTGCATAAGACATACCTTCCTGTCTTGCACGTTCCAGTTTATCTATTCTGGCCATAATCTTCTCCTATCTGCTTCCAGTAAGCTTTTCTTCCAACGCTGCATAATCATAATCTCTCTGTTCAAAATTATGAAAGCTATTATTGTTGCTTTTCTTCTTGTCTTTGCTGGAGCTTGCTTTTGAATTCGAATTGTTCTTTTGCTTGTTAAGCGGATAAAAACCCTTCCACCCTCGAATAAATGCCGTCTTACATATCAGGATTCTTTCTTCATCCGTATTCCCTAAAGAATGTAATTCTTCTTTTAGTTCTTCTATCTGTTCCGGTATCAAAGGATATTTCTGATTTTGATTTCTCATAGAAATGTACAATCGAAAAGTCTTCTCCAGCTCCGGGTTGTTAAAATATATATATGTATTATTTTCTTTTCTTTTATTTTGTTGAATATCTGCATCATTTATCGTCTTTTCTGTTGCAAAAATCGTTGTTTCTGTTGCAGAAATAGGATTTTGGGGTGCATTTAATAAAGGTTGACCGTTTTTATCAATCAACCGGTATTTATCTTTATTGACTTTGTTCCTAACAGTCACTGAATCGTAGCGTCGCTGAATTCCAGCAGAGGTGATAATATTTTGATTAAGGAGGGTTTTATCAAACAGCCCTATATCCGCACAATAATAAATCACTTGCAACACAAAGTCTTTTTTCTTTACCCAGCGGTTCCCGATGGTTTTGATTATTTTTACCGCTAACTGCTCCATACTGGGAACCTCTAAGTAATATCCCTCATGATAAATCATGCATAGCAGCACATCATAGATGGTCTGCCCTAATGGACCATACTCATTCATCAGGTCCATGATTTTAAAATCATCATAATAATCAACATCTTTAGAAAAGTAACTAAGCCCTGTCTTGGCTTTGCGGCCCATTAAGCCACCACCTTCCTTATATGCTGTTTATAGTGACCTCCACTCTTGGAGAGTCTGAATAAAATTTCTCCATGGATAACGAAACAATCTGCGTATCATCATGATAAGCAACCTTATTTAACGCATCCAGGATACTCTTAATAACATTATCTAAATCCGGTTTCTTCGTTGGCCGGATAAGACCGGCAAGCATCTGCTGCCGCTTTTTCTTACTGGTGCTCTTTGTTATCGGGTAATATGCAACAATCGTAGCCCGAAGTTCCTCATCCGCACCAAAAGGATTTACTCCAGTCTGGTAATAGCAGGTCTTTATCAGATTCTCATAAAGTACCGTTCCATCTGGAGTATAGGAAAATGTACGACCATCCTTTGTTCGGACAGTCCGGGCCCGGGCCTTTCCTTTCGGAGGGCCGGGCACTGTAAAACTGACACTACTCATTGCTCACACTTTCATTTTCTGATGTTTCATCAGAAGGCACTTCGCTATACTCTGCATCTACTGTCTCTACTTCCTGCTCGTTTACAACCTCCGACATATCGACAGATAACTCTGATTTGATGCTTTCATCCGAAGTAATCGCTCTGGCAAAGTCAGCTTTCACTGGAGCATATTTAAGAACTTTCTTAATTACTGTCTTCTTTGCCATTTCCTCATAATTTTTCTTCCAAGGAGAATAGCTGCTAGAAAAAGACTGACTATACTTTCTTGCGTGCTGGTCGATATCTTCTTTACTCATTACTTCGAATCCAAAGCCGCCGTTTTTAGACTTCCAGAAGGCATATACAAGAAGAAGTTCTCCTCTGTTGCTTGTGGCTGGTTTATGTACAAGCTTCGGATTTAATCCAAGTTCATATTCAAACTCATCATTCTCATAAACACAATGGGCCTGTACCGTCTGAATATCCTCGTTTCTATATACTAGATCAATCATTCCACGGTATCCAATCTGGAACTGACATTCTAATCTTCCTTTATTCTTAAACGGAATCAGATAAGCCTGTCCAAGTGGCGTGTTTGGTTCTAATCCAAGCTGTGCTGCGTTCATCAAGGCAGTTAAAAACGTCATCTGGCTACACTCCGCAAGCTTTGGAGTTGTATTGACTGCTGAAAGAGCCATTCTTGTGAATCTTTCCGGTGTAATTACTTTTGGAAGAGCTTTTTCAATTTCTGGCTTCATTGTTTTGATCATATCCTCAATGTTCATGCTCTTTGTAAGCTTTGTTTTCTGGTTCTTCTTTTCGACTAACTGTTCTTTTACTCCCATGTTAAATCCTCCTTATGCAATGCCTTTTACAGTGAATCGTCTGCTTTTTCCTACATTAATACAGTCTTTATAAACTTCTGGATACTCTGACTTCAATTTCTTTGTATCAACTCGCTTACTCTCTACTGTTTTCCACTTCACTTCATATGAGTTACTATATGCCGTTTCTGCTTCTTGCATATATTGTTTAACTTCCTGCTCAATCTGTTTCTTCTCAACTCCAAGCTTCTTTTCCAAGACGGTGATCTCTTCTCTTCTTTTCAAAGCTTCATCATATGTAGTAATATCAACAGATTGCTCTGGATCACTGTCTGCATATCTGGAATTGATATAAGAATCTACAGAAGAAGAACCATCTGGCGCCGGCATAACATTTGCAATTACGTTATTCTGCCAGAAATCCTTTTCCAGTTCTTCAATCGTAGCAATCAGTTCTTCGTCTCGTTCGATGCGGCGCCAGATAAATTCCTTGCCAAGAATTACACAGGCGATATACCAGGCATCCGCTCCGGTTACTGCCATATAGTGATTACATTGCACTTCATATTCTGGCGGGATAGAACCGTCTGCCCATTTATCTGCAGAAAAAGCCGATGCTGTTTTACATTCAAGTCCTGCATTTTCCCCAACGACCAGGCGGTCTACATTGGCAAGCATAAAAGGAAGTTCGGAATGAGAAAATATCGCATTTGCCCGTCTTACTTTCTTTCCGGTTTCCTCACAAAATCTTTCTGCTACATACTGCTCCAGATCTCGTCCCTGTCTCATTGCTTCGTTATCAAACTCTGATGTCTGTTCTGCAGTCTTGTCTAAAAATACGGATACAGCACTTCTATATTTATTTACCCCACAGATAGCTCCGGCATCGGAACCACCGATGCCTTTCTTTCGATAACGCAGCCATTCTTCATGTGGCATTTCTAAAGTACTTACTACTTTATTTAACTTCATATTGCTTACCATCCTTTCTATACTGTCTCCAGAAAACTAAAACGCTGCATTAACATCTGCATCTTTTCTTCCAATTCTCCAACACCCTCTAAATTTTCTATGCGCCCCCCTGCCGGTTGCGCCAAAATAACATCGCCTAAAACTGGTATACCAGTTTTGACATAACCGTACAAAAAGGAGGCTACTGCATTTGCGCTTGGACAAAAACCATTTACATCTTTAGGTTTGTAACCGTTTTTATCCAACATCATAAGAACGGGGCACTTAAAAAAATCATACAACTCATTTGTTGTAACTACTTCTACAGGACCGCCCATGGCATCCATGATCGCTCTATTGTTGCTAAAATCCACATCCACGATAGAAATCTTATTATCTGCGGTTATCTTAATTGTCTTCATTTCGACACCTCGTTTTTCTTTAAATCTTTTGCAATCCACCACTTCAGTGCAGCTTTCCGCTTTAAGAGGCGGGGTGATGTAGGCTGTAGTTCGAGAGCAGTTTCTGTTTGGTTGTACTTGTGTAATACAAAATTAATTGTCATGTTTCTCACCTGCCAGTTTTTCAAGATACAAAATGCATTCATTATATGTAGCTTTCTGCTCCTCTGGTGCGTTATTATGCATATAAAATTGCTTATCCCATTCTTTTTCCTCAGAGATTTCGCCCTCCATAGCAATTACTTCTGTCGAGTAGTTACTATGTCTAAAAATGACATGATTTCCCGCCTGCTGTGCTGCGTGTATTTTTTCAAGCAAAAACTTAACATCATCTAAGTTCAAAGTCTTTTCTTCCTCGTTCATAATTTTCTCCTTCCATTTTTCTGGTTTTGTGTTACAATTTAGTTGAGTTATTTTCTATGCGCCTGTTGGAGTTGCCGCTTCGCAGGTGCATTTTTTATATTCTTCCAAATCTATTCCCTGCGCTTTAGCAAACGTAATGGCATTAATAAAATAGATAGGTCTTTTCTTGTTTCTCCCTGGCAAAGCCTGCGCCCATGAATACATACCCTGCTGAATAGCAAGTGCAAGTGCTCGCTGTGACACGCCCATGATTCCAGCCGTCTCCGTGAGTGTAAGTCGCGGAATCTTAGGATATGGTATACTTGGTTCTTTGAAGTTTTCGTTTCCAAAGTAATCTTCTGGCATCCCTATTGCTGTAGCAATCACGCCCTGTCTCTTCTTGGATGGTATGTTTTTGCCTGATAGATACTGACAGATAGAACTTTTATTTATGCCTGTTAATCTGGATAGCTCTGCCTGAGATATATTCTGTTCTGAAAGTATGTATTTTAACTTTTGGGAAAATGTCATGGTTTCACCTCCTCTCCAACTATTCTTGACTTTTCATAAATTCTCTCATATTCTTTTTATACAGGACGCTGGCACGTCCGAGTATGAAAGAAAGGAGTTATTATTGTGAATGATGATTTAATAAAATCTGATAACTGGAAAACTTCTGACACGAAAGCTTTAATCTCTGAGCTTCGTAATTCGTTATCAGTACAAGCGTTGCCTGCTTCTAGTATAGGGAAATCAATTCTTGAATCATATATCAAGGGATTTACTTCTTCGGCTGGAAAATGGGATACATCCTCACTTGTTTCAGCCGCAGCACTTTCTGGTAATATTGCTAAGCAATCAATTGAAATATCTAGTGCCGCCGGCATTGCTCATTTGGTAAGTGAAGAATTAACTAAGAGTATCTCTTCCTCATTTAATACCGAATCAGCAAACACTTTTGAAAATTTTTCCCCTCCAAATGAAGATTATGTAACTCTTGATAAGGATTCGATTGAGACATTCGAAATTCCTGAATCAATAGCTATTCCTCTTGGAAAATACCGAGTAAAAATGTCTACGGATGTGTTTATCAGTATAATTTCTTTACTGGTATCCATTATTTTGAGCACATCAATCGCCTTATATCAATCCAACCAAAGCCCTACTGAATCTGAAACCCAACAAATTCAACTTGATGAAACTCAAAATGCACTTCTCCAGACTCAGAACCAACTTCTTTATGATTTATTACATAGCATAGATACATCTTCCTCTAGTGAATCAGGATCCCTGCAATCTTTAAAGAAAGCAGTTGAAGAACAGAATTTACATCTATCAAGGATTGAGAAATCTCTTGATTCAATTGAAAAATCTCTCGATAATAATGCATCATCCGGCAATACTGAATCTGAAAAATAATACTAATAATGAGAAATCCTATCTGCGTAAGCAAGAATGCTATTCTTAAATTTCTGACTTGCTTACGCAGTTTTTGGATTTCTTCTTTATTTTCATCCATATCTCGCCTCCTATCCTGCTTTCTCAGCCATCTTTGTCTCATTCTTTGTTTCCTCGGTAAGCAACATACCGTTGATTATACCAATCACAAACATCTGTTTATCGTCCGGCAAATCGTTGATTCTTTTCACCATGTTGCGATAACGTTCTCTTTTTAACTGTTTCATATTTTCACCTCGCTTTGTTCATCTGATGTACATATAGTAGCATATCAAATGTACATTGTCAATATATTTTTGTTGACTAAATGTACATTTAATGTTATCTTTATTTTAGAAGGGAGGAACATTAACATGACTTTGTCTGAAAGAATTAAAGAAGTTCGTACAAGTTCTGGAGACACACAAACAAAATTTGCGGAGAAACTTTCTATTTCTCGCTCTGCTGTGTCCAAAATTGAAAGTGGTGAAAATACACCATCTAGCCAGACCATTGCATTAATTTGCAAAATTTATAATATAAATTACCAATGGCTTGTAAATGGTAATGGAGAAATGTTTAAAGAAAATGATATTGATGCGCAAGCGGCAGTTGATGAATTAATGACTGGAGATAATGAATTTGCTAAAAATATTCTTGTAAAACTTGCAAGACTCAGCGAGGAACGTTGGAAGCAAATAGAAGAAATTTTAGATGAATTAGAGCTGAAGTAAAAGGGCCGGGGATTAAACCCCGGCTTTTTCTTGAAGATATAAACGTTCTATAAATTCATAGATTCTCTTATCTGTTTCTTCGGATTCAATCCCAGCCCAAAGCTTATTCCCCTCCTTCTTATAATTTATCTCTTTGCTCTCCTTGTTCCCTTTTTTCATTATGTAACGCTCCTTTCTTGCGAAAGTATGTTCGATTTCATTCTATTATATAACCCGAACATATTTTCGTCAATATGTAATTTCTGGAATTAAATTTCCCATCAATAGTAGTATGACAGATTTTAAAATTGGACGATTTTTCTGTAGAAGTTTTTTTGTCATTTTTATCGGTTTGTATAGTAGGGATAATTTCCTCTATTATTCTTCCAAATTTTGTGTACTTATTTCATATTTTGTTGTATAATTTTACTTGTAACTATTTGATTTTTTCATTAATACATAAAAAGGAGTAAGAAATTATGAAAAAGAAAAAGATAATACCTGCAATAATCATTCTTTTGATAGTTATTGTTGCAGGTTCCTGTTTCTGGTATTTCCAGTACAAAAAGCCACATGATGAAGCTGTTGCTAATTTCAATAAGGCAGTTTCTGCTTTAAAAGAAAGTAATAAGCCATTAGACGAGGCAGTATCTTCTCTCAAATCTGTAATTGATTCAAAAGAAGAACCCCTGGATCCAGCAACACTCACCACAGCAAAAGGTAAATTATCGGATGCTAAAAAAACTGAAATGAAAGTTCCAGAAATGCCAAAGAAGACAAATGATATTAATGCAGCAACTAAAAAAATATCTACCATTCCGGATTATTCAAATATTATAGCTACTCTTTCTGAGGCACAGACTAATTTGGAAAATAGCATCAAACAGCTTAAACAGGTAACAAATCCTTCGGAAGATTTTGTAGTGGAACGTTTGAAACAGATTAAGAGTATTTCCGGAGTTGAAGCCGTTACCGAAAAAACAGATACTAATAGGCTTTTAAATAAAAACGGTGGATATACCGCTTGTGTGTATTTCTCAAGTAAGAAAGTAAAACAGGATTATGTTTATGGTAATACCATTGCTGAAAAGGGAACAGAGGGCGGTGGAGCTATTGAAGTCTTTGCTTCTGCCAAGGATGCAAAGAAACGGGAATCTTATCTTGCTTCTTTTGATGGAAATGGCATGATGGATTCAGGCTCTCACATTGTTCTTGGTACTGTTTTGATTAGAACATCAAGTCAATTAACTGCTACACAGCAGAAAAACCTTACCGAGCAGATCTCAAATAAATTTACAGAACTACAATAAATAAATTTAAAAGAGGAAAAACTTATGAAAAAAATTTTAGGATTACTACTTGCTATGATTTTAGCAATTGGAATGTGTGGATGTTCTTCTGGAACTTCTTCGGTTAAAGAATATAATATTGACGAATTTCTTCCAACTTACAGGAAAATACTTAGTTCTATCGAAGAAAAAACTCAATACTGGAGTGAAGACGAGCTTCAGTCTTCCAAATATACTGAACTTGTTAAAAAGGAAGCAGAGTCTGGTGGATTTTCTTTAAATCAAACTATTATCATCAGGGGAAAGGTTGATACGACCTACCCTTCATTCTTGTTTATAAGTACCAGTAAAAACTCCAACGAGGATACAGAATCCGATGATTATGAAGATGAAGATTTTGAACCTGATTCTGAAGATGCAGACTTTGATTCTACAACATTTATGTGCCTTTTTTCGGAAAACCCTAACTCACCTGCACTATTAGAACCTGGTAGTAATGTAGCAATCGAGGGAACTCTTTTTGCGGAAAAGAAAGATGAGGAAAAAGGTACAAAATATATATCCGAATACCTTTCAGACTGCAAAATCAAATCCCCTGATATAAGTAAAGTTAAATTTGCCGATAATGTAACTGATGCTATAGCGGTTGATGGTTCAGAGCGGATTATGGGAACTGTAAATTCCATAGAGAAAATAACCACATCCGATGATGACAAAGAGGAGTATCTAGAAAGCGTAGATACCTCTTCTGATGAGTATAATTATGCATCCGCATACAGATTCGCTAATTATGTAATCTATCTTAATAACGGTCCTGGCAACACGTTACCTTGTTTTATAAATACTACCGAAGACCTTCTTCCAAAAGAAGGAGATAAAATAAGTTTAATTGGCGAACATTTTTCATACGATTACTCTGATTATATCAATGCTGAAAATTCTGCTATTTACATCTTTAAATAATTTTACATCTCTTTACATAACAGAGCAGCTCATCCGCTGCTCTTTTCTTTTTTGTAGACAGCTTTCTGACTAAATACGCATTTTTCAGTATACAGACTAAAAAAATCGCATATTGAGGTTTCCAGAAGCCTCCCCTCTTATAGGATATGACATGCTCTTTTACGGAAAACCTTACAGATTACATCAAAAAACATGCGTTTTTGTGCAAAAAACCTACCCCAAGACTGGTTTTCACATATCCGAAATCTCCTGAGGCACCTTTTAGCTCACTTTACATTTTTCAATAATTTTGCATCGCACAATCATACATAAAATTTCAAAACCAGAATATACTTGAATTATCTGACCCAATATGATATATTGAAGCCAGAAAAGAGTAAATGGTGATATCATTTATGCACCAAAAACCCCTCGGTACCGCTAATACCGAGGGGTTTTATTTTGGGCTTGGTTGCCGTTTGTTTTACTTCTTTTTCCGGCCAAACCACTTGCGAAGTATAGCCATGATCAGTTCAACAAGGATGCCAGATGCTACACCAGCCAATACCGAAAAAAGAAAAGAGTATAATGATATCATTTGTGCACCTCCCTTCCGTCACCAGTATAGGGAGCAGCAACGATGGGATTATAACATAATTTTCTAAAAAAGTCTTTATTTAATCATCAATTTTTAACATTTTTCAACATTCTCTTGCACATATGTTCTGCACAGAGTATAATGACCCTATAAATGAAAAAAATCCGGTACTGACAATACCGGATTTCAAGTTACCTATCAACCAGGATGGCTGATAATCTCTGCAACACTTAGATTATAACACGCATCCTACAAAATGTATAGGGTGTATTTTTTATACCCAAAATTCGAAAGGATGAGAATAATGAAGTTACCTAATGGCTATGGATCAGTACATAAACTCTCTGGAAATCGAAGGAATCCATGGAGAGCGAGAAAAACTACCGGTTGGTCTCTTGATAAAAAAACAATGAAATACAAGCAGGAATATACAACTCTTGGCTACTATCCTACAAAAAAGGAAGCTTTGCAGGCTCTGGCCGCTTATAATGAACAACCATATGATTTGGATAATAATCTGACAGTAATGCAGCTATACGAACGCTGGAGCAAGGAATATTTTCAATCTTTGAAAGGTAAATCCGGACAACGAACTATTACTTCTGCGTGGGCTTACTGCTCTGATGTATACGATATAAAAGTAAGAGACCTTCGGGCAAGGCATATAAAAGGATGTATTGATGATGGTACGGCTGTTGTACGTGGAGTAAAGAAGACAGCTTCCGCCGGAACAAAGTCACGAATCAAAAGTATATTTAACCTTATGCTTGATTATGCTTTAGAATATGAAATTGTTGATAGAAACTATGCCCGAACTTTTAATTTATCCGATGATATCATTAAAGAGAAAGCAGAAGCCAAACGGCAGCACATTCCTTTTACCGATAGGGAAATGGAAATATTATGGGCAAATGTTGATAAGGTTCTTTACGTGGATGTAGTTCTCATTCAATGCTATTCTGGATGGCGGCCTCAAGAATTAGGGCTAATAGAAATGGATAGAGTGGATTTAGATAACTGGGAATTTACCGGCGGCATAAAGACAGATGCCGGTATTGACAGACTTGTTCCAATTCACCCTCGAATCAGAGAATTGGTTAAGCAAAAATATGATGAGGCAATTCGTCTCGGAAGTGATTATCTGATTAACTGCATAGACAGTCAACGAAAGAACGATATTAAAATGACTTATGACAAATATAACTACCGTTTTGAAAGAATCAGAGATACTTTAAAGCTCAACCCAGAACATCGACCACATGATCCTCGAAAACATTTTTCCACAATGGCAAAGAAATATAAGGTTGACGAATATGCTCTCAAGTATATGATCGGCCACAAGATTGAAGATATTACAGAAAAGGTTTATACGCAGCGTGATGTTAATTGGCTCAAAGAAGAACTAGAAAAAATAGTTTAA